CCCGAAGCTAATGGTGCCTACGTAAGGTTACCAGATGTGGGTGGCGAGTCCACGGCTTTTTGAACACAAGGAATGGATGATAAAATGTCTAGAAAACTAAAATAAAATTCAAATGAGAGAGAGTGGGGCAACTGCCAAAGTTCTAATAAGTGCAGGTCCTAGTTCAGCTAGAATTGCTTTAAAAGCTGGAGATTGTGCGATAGACACGGCTGTCTCGTAAATTCTTTTCATATGATTTGGATTGTCTCCATAGACTTTATGCAAATTCATAGTAATTGCACCGAAAATGTGCGAAAGAGCTGTTGGTGAATGAATTGGAATATAAGATGAAATTAAATTTGAATTTGTTTGGATTTCTTTTCTAGTTGTGACTGCAAGTCTCATAGTTTGTGTTCCTCCTAACGAAGAATATTTTGCACTGCCAGCAATAAATTGAGTAAGAATTCTAGAATGTACTGGTTGTGGAAATAAATCTTCAATTGAACGGGGTGCCCAGATACCATGTGCACCAGTTATTACTTGTCCGTTGTAATGCCATAACCGGCGTGATGACACAGCAGCAGACATTTCAGTTGAATCAGTTAGCCTTGGGTAAGTAGCTGGAAAAAGAGCAATTGAAACTGCACCATTATTAGTTACAGTTGGAGCTTGATTAGTAAGTGTGACAGCTAATCCTGTAATAGCCCAATTTTCAGCATTGTTTAACATTTGGGCCCAAGTCCCGTTTTCTGTATCGTCTAAATCTGATAAAATAACTGGTGGAATATCAAGGTAATCAAAATTTGGTGGTTGCCCAGAGAGTCCAGATAATAAAATTGAATCTAAAACACCAACATTCTTAAGTTCTAAAGAGAATGATTGGCATTGACCAGCTTGGAATTGATATTGCACATCCCAAGCTTGAGTAGTGGATGTAGAGAGGACTGGATTAATAATTACTTTGACATTAGAGCCGATAATATCTCTGTTAGGCCACATAACTAATTCTAAAGTGGAGCCTAGAACAGTGCCTGTGATTTCTACCCTCGTGTGGATAGATTTGCCTGCTAGGTCTTGGATATTAAAATATGGAATGGAATTAGATTGTGGAATCAGAGAATCAAAGTTTCTGAAGTCGGGCATGAATGAAATGTTTGGAGAAGAAGATTTCTTACAACGTGGTAGTAAGACTTTATTGAGATTGTATCCATAACCTGGGACTACAAAGATTGGATTTCCTAGAGTTTTAAAAGATTCTAAATTACGTGGTTCCAATCTAGTAGGAATGACATCAGTAACTGTGATTGAGTTCCAATCAGCATTATTTGGTGAGCTTTGGTAAACAATTGTCGAATTGAATGTGTCAGGAGTTGAAATAAATGTAAAATCGAGTGGAGAGTTAGCAGAAGACGTAATATCATTAATACGACGAGCAACATAAGTACTTGTGGGTGCTGATACTGGTCGAGGCATAATGACATTTCCAAAACCTAAAACTGATTCAGCGAGTTGAACAAGTTCTTTCTTTGCGTTGTAGCGGCGTTTTGGTCTAGGAGCTTGAATAATTTTAACTTTTTCTTGTTTTAATTGAGGAGCTTTTGGAGCTGTTTTTCTCTTAGGTGTTTGTTTCTGCATTTGTATCCCCATTGTGTTCCGGCCAGATCACAATTTAGTGACCTAAATTGGAGTTTTTATCGCCTTTACCATCGGCGGCGTGACTTTGAGATGGGGCACTCGGCTTATTTTTAGTCACGACTTTTGGTTTATAGACAAACTTACCACGAATAGGTTTAGTTTTTGTTTCAGATTTTTCCTTTTCAAAAGTAACTTTTTCAACTTGTACATTTCGCTTTCCTCTTCGGCGTTTTTGTTTTTGCACTGCTGTTGCAGCTGCTTCCGTTTTGACAGTTTCTGTTTTATCAGAAACTGCCTGCTCTGGAGGAGAAGGTTTAATTGTTACATCTTTAAAAGGTCCCATTTTATTTGTTTTCCCAGTTTTAGCAACAAGCACTCTTTCGTGTTTTAAATCTGTGGTACTTGTAGACTGAATAGGATCTGTTGTCGCCTTGTCTATTGAAGGTTCATTTTTAATCTGGGTTGGAGAATTAGTTGATTCAATTGTCTCTTTTATCTTTAAGTTATCAAAACGGTTTCCTGAATTGACATGGATTCTGTGGCACTTCCTGTTATGGCACTTACCCTCTAAATAGTTGTTGCAAATGTATGATGGAGAGAAGTGTAACCCGTTTCTGTCAGGACATGATTTAAGTGGACTGTCACTATTACATTGTTTGCATAAGGTATCGCAACTAACGTATATTGGTCTTTGTAATTTTCGATAGTCCATAATGAATTGTAACCTTGTGTCATCTCTGGTGAAGGATATGTGTTGTCGTAAACATTCACACACCGCGTATGGGCAGATTTCTTCTTGATTAAAGTGTTGTCTTTTACATTTCTTATATCTGCAATTTTGCCAGAGGTTCTGAATACAGATGGCTTCACTAGATAACACAGGAGCACCACTAAAAATTTTGCAAGGGCGTTTAACCTCCGTCTCTGTTCTGAACTTTTCTCGTTGTTCAGGATCAGAATAGTCCTCCGAATTGTAGTTGAGAGTCTTCGGGAACGGGCTTTCTTTTGGTTCGACATCCGGAGGGCAATCCAGGTTGCTTTTGATAGTTTGAATTTTAAGAGATGGGGGGATCTGGGTAGAATTGGTTGTTGGAATTTCTGGTCGTTCATGTTGCATAGACTGATGACGTGAAACTAATTCTTTTGTACGCCAAAGATTTTCTGGTAGGTCTTTTATCATAATTTTTACTCCATTAACTAAATACCTGATAAGAGGATCAGTAGAATAATATCTGTCAGCTTCTAATTTAGCCTCTGGAACATTTAAATACTTATATGAGAAATCTTTAATTTTATATAATGTTTGAGAGGTTTTATTTTGATCAATGTCTATGGGAAACATATCTGGAACAAAGACATTAATAAATGGAAGTGAACAGGGCCCAAAAGATCGAGGAACAAATTGGAAATCATAAATTGGAAATTCCTCAAAATTTGGTTGCTCTTCATTATTCAAAATTTCTTTTTCAGGTGGTATGGTGTTTAGTGGCCTAACAGTATCTTCGGCCGGAGTGTTAAGATAATCAGCTGGAATAACAACATTCGCTGGTCCCATTTGTTGATCATGTATAACAACACCCGGATCATAATTAATAATAGGTTGAATCAATGTTGGTGGATAGAAAGGGTCCCACTCTTCGTTAAAAAATCTATCCGACCAATCCCCAAATTCTTCGATTGAAATTTGGTACAGATTACAAATATAACCAATAAATTGTTCTTTATACTCATAAATATTCTCAGGGTAAATAGTATTCTCAACTGGATATTTACGGAATACTGATTTATTGCTCATCTCACCTAGAACTCTCAAATGTGCTTTATTTGGATTTGAAAAAACCTCTGATTCAAATTTACCGCGTCTAGTTTTAAGTTTACTCAACCAATGTTTTGCGAAAGGTGCCCAAAAGAAATGGTCTGAGTCAGTAATATATAAACTTATGAGTTTCCGCCAAAGAGCCAGATCAGGATTATGTCTAGCATCATTTGAGTCAGAAAAACCTAATTTAGAGAAAACACGGCTTGGATCTGCATAAGATTGTGGTGATTCTGCAGGACAAGGATAAATTCGGCCTAAAAAGGAAACATTCAATTTATCTTTTCTAACAATCATCTTAACCCCTATTCCAATATTGGTACAAACTTCCTCAAATTTCTTACCAGAATCTGTGTATACAGAAACACCATCATCACCACCATAAAGCCCAAGGCGGCGGAAAGACTCTTCAATAGAATAACCGAGGAGACGATAAGTAAGATAATTCAAGTACAAATTGAGAAGTGTATTCATGATAGACGTATCAGCTGAACCACTTAATCGTGAGCCATTGGAATTATATTTAATTTTATACATAGTTCGAAATTCAGTCAAGACTATTTTGCGATGTAGTTTAATAACGCGTATACGATCAGCTCCAGTAAAACAACGTTTCAAGATCGTAGTCTCGAATAATTTGCAAAAGAGACCTTGAGACCCATCAAACTTTGAGAAATCACTTTCGACACAAACACCTTCCTGGACCATGAGATTGTGGAGTTTAAGAGCGACATTCTTAGGTTCATCAGAAAAAGCGTAAAAGTGCCTGTGTTTAATAGCATTAGTGATTGCTCGCATATATAAGCTATATTTAGCAACATGTACGGGATCAACTGCTGAAATATTACGTGGTGCAGCAGTCTTATTATAACATTCAACTTTCTGAAAAGATTGCATTCTTTTCTTAATATTTGGCGGTTGTTCACTGAATATTTGTGCATAAGCTTTAGATTTGTTTCCAGGTAATGCTTGGAGAAATTCGTCAATTTCAACAGGATGTAATTTATACGGAAATAAATTAGAAGCAAATTCATCAAGATAATTCAAATAGTGCATAGGAAAGTTATCTTTTGGTGAGACATTAAGTAATCTCTCCTGTACGCACCTAGCATCGTTTTGCAAACTGCGTGAAGGCGCAAAAACATTATCTGTAATCATTCGTTTTAAGATGAAAGTGCCAGCATTAACTGGTTCAGTGTATTGTGGTGATCTGTCATAAAAGCCAGATTGTAAAGTCGGTTCAGTGTTGAATGGTATTCCATGTTGTAAACTAGAATCAATGATTGGGTGTCTCCTCATTTTCGAAAATATACTTTTTAATAAATTAGCTTGTGAGGGAGTAACATAATTTTGTGCAGATGCCATAAATGTAGTAGGATTGTTCCAAAGAGTAAGTAATATAGCATAAGTATTAAGAGGTAATGAGACCTGAGTGGTCATATTTGGAAGAGAAAGCTGGACTTCTTCAAGTGTGAATTTATATGAAATGCCCACAGATGGGTTGTAATACTTAATATAATCTAATTCACTGGCAAATTTATTTCCGATAAAATACCAGAAAACATTAATTAGTAAACAACGTCTAACAGTGTATAGAGGTATTAAACATACAACTCTGCGGTGATTTCTCAAAGTCTTGATTCTGACACGACAAAAGGTAATAAAACGATCAGAAGTAATTGATATGATATCATGATTGTAATCCCATAATTGATGACGATATGGTCTAGCTCCGTCAGTGAAGAAGCAAAAATTGTTATCTTCATCAAATGAATATCGAAAAAGTTCATTTTGTTCATATAATTTAATAGGATCATACGTATAAATCATGACAGGACGACCATATTTCAGGTATTTGTTGAAATCCTTCTTAGTTAAATGATGGTCAGTATCAAGACAAGTGAGAATGTGATCTCTAGTGAATCGGTCGTTGCAATCCCTTGTATAATCCATTACGTCATGCTCAATGACTCTACCAGAGTCTTTAAACTGGGTTAAGCGATTAATGCCGTAATGGTATCGATCCCCACCGGATAATGTAATATAGTTATTCATAGCATTATTGACAGCACGTCGGTCATTAGCTAACTGATAATGCAAATTGTTATTATCAGGTCGGTTCTTTATTTTAATATATAAGTCATCAAAATTCTTACGATGTAATTCCTCTGGGTGATCTAAATTGTGTTGCGAGCCAGAGCACAAAACGAAAGCTCGTATAAGTGAGCAATTACGGTCAAAAATTTTGCGCCAGAAGAAGAAATTCTTAAAATCAAGGCGTTGATTATAGTCTTCATAACTGAGATAAGCATAAATGAAAAAAACATAAATTGGGTTAATATAATCAAAACTGATAAATAAGAACATAAGAAGAAAATGATAAACAAACATAGTGGAACGATATCTGAGAACAGAAAAGGTTTTCAAAATTCGATTAGTATTATTATCTAACCAGATGAGAACAGCATCGATTGTGCTCCAAAAAGAGCGATTGCGGTTATTTTGAGACCATATCAGATCGAGTTTGTGACGAATAACGAAAAAATCTAAATAAATTGCGTGGAGATAAGGTGTGAGGAAAAGAACCCAATAACAATATGACATAATAATACTAAAAAGTTGAAAAATAGTTGGAAATGCGATTTTTAATATGTCAATTTTGGCCGTATCATCAGAAACTATTGGGTTATTAGTTTCATGATTTGTCGGAAAAAGTATAACCTTCCTCAAAGTATACTCTAACCATCGAAGTCCCCGAAACAACATCCATTGATTAGTGGAACATCCACTTTCAAAATAAAATGTGCAGTAGTTGAAGTAACGGAGATCAAGCATTGAATAAAGTCCACCTTCTTTATCATTTGCGGCCATGTTTATCAAGCTTTCTGTTATAATTGATCCTACCACCGTAATGTGGCAGACGACTAGTGCAAGGATTATATAAGATAGATATCTGAGATACCATTTTGATTTTATAATCCCTAGCAATCTAGAAACAGAAGCCCCCCAAACCAAAGGGGCTGAATTACTTGAATGGGTGGATGTAACAATTGAGTAGTCAAAATACTCGGCGTCCAAATCGATCTCTGGATGCA